GCGTTCATCCTGGCAATAGGTAACATCAAACATAACAAGGGCTCAAGAAACCGCGCAATACAACGCGAGTTCTTAGAATATGTTGCATACTCTTACTACCAAGGAGCATCCGGTGTCAAGGAACTGGCACACGAATGGCGATCACGAGCTTTGGATCCGACCAAAGAGAAGAAACGGGGGCCAATCCGTTCGACTCAAATGGTCAACAATTTCGAACACCTTTTCCTTGCTTCGACAGTGAGTCGTGCGATTTTCATCGACACGAAACACCGCTTCGACAAGGAATCGGAAAGTACGGAACTGTTCTGGCTTGAAAGACCGCCAGAGATCACTGCAGACACTTTAGGCAAAGTTGTGAATTTCGTACACAACTTCGCTTCAAAGGTCCCAGCGCGCCTCGATGAACTCCCTCCAATCCCTAGTCTCTCGGCGAGCTACGAGCACTCAAGAAAACATGGGGGGGTGGAAGCAACGATTAAGGAGATCCACGTGCAGTACAAACACGAGGAACAATCGAAGCTACCCAAACCACCCAGTACCGCGGATCGCGGCACAGGCAATCCTTGGGGCGGAGATCTGAAATTCGACAGATCTCAACGCGCAAAGGAAGGCCTCCATGAAGTTTTGAGCAACGCGGCCGGAGTCCCAGCTCTCACCATCGTCGCAGATATACATCCGGACCCATACGAAGCTTACAAAGCTTCTATGAGAAGTTCCAGACAATATTTGCGCCAGGTTCCACCAATAAGGTCACTGCCAATTCAGGAAATGGCAGGAAAGATTCGCGTGGCTAGTATCCACCCCGGCGAACTTTCACATCTTGGGCGCGTATTCAACGGAAGAATGATCGACATTCTGAAGAAAATGGGCGCGCACAAGTGGACTTTATGGGGAAAACCTGTATCCATTTCGGGCCGACAAGGAGCAAAGCTCTACTCGGCGGACCTCTCCAAGGCTACTGATAGGATCTCTCACAAATTAGCTGAGAAAGTAATCCTAACGATAGCCTCGGCCCAGAAATGGACAGATGAAGAGAGGGAACTCGCGGTCACGTTGGTAGGACCCATGAAGTTAGAAGATGGAAGGACTACAACCCGAGGAATCCACATGGGATTAGGAACGTCATGGACGATCCTAAGCCTTGTGAATTCTTGGGCTGCGTCTTGCGCGGGCCCTTCGGAGAGTTACCAGATCTGTGGTGACGATCTGATAGCCCTCTGGAACGAAGGCCAGGTAACACGGTATGAGCAGGCGCTCATAGCGGTCGGCCTGGTTAGCAACCAGAGCAAGTCCTTCTTCGGACAACGTGGGGTCTACTGCGAACAACTCGTCGAGATCGAGGCGACAAGGCAAGGAACTGTGCACGCGAGATCAAGAGAG